TATGGGTCGTGTGCCAGATTTTGCACAGATAGATAACGGCAGGGCATTCAGGGCAAAGTTTTTCGAAGGCCGGCGTGATCGCCGGGGACCTACAAAGGGGCAGAGCCCCTACGGCGTCGAGGCCGCCTACCCCGTAGAAGATGAGATCTGGACAGGTGTGTATGCTCAGTTAGGCATACAAACAATCATCAGCAAGCCCTATGGTGCACAGGCAAAGAAAATAGAGCGTGTTTTCAAAGAGTTTGCACAGACTATATCGAAGTTGGTGCCCAGTTATAGAGGTAACAGTATAGAGAATCAGCCGGCGTGGCTCAATATGGGTGAAAAGTGGCATAGAGCTTTGCATCATAAGTATATACCAACGCTGGAGGAAGCCAACATTATGATAGGTTGGTGGATAGAAAATTTCTACCATAAACAACCATGTAAAAATGTCTCTGGCAAGACTATAGGTGAAGCACTTGAAATGGGCCGTGGGCCGGGTGTTGATGTTGATCAGCTTGATGAATTGATGATGGAGCAAAAGATCAGCAAGATTTATGCTGACGGTATAAGGTTTTTAAATATGTATTACTGGCACGATGTGCTGGTAAGGCTTGATGACAAGGTTAAGATCAAATATTCGCTGTTTGATCTGTCTAGGATAAAAGTATATACGCTAAAAGGTGAGTATATATGTGAAGCAGAGACACGTATGAAGTATCATCCGGCAGCGAGTTATCTTGGTGACGCAGCTGATAAAGCAAGCCTTGATGAGGCTATTAAGCAACAAAACAGGCTAATAAGAGATACTAAAAAGTCTATACGTAAATATGCCCGTCAGCAAAATAATTTGCTTGAAGGCGTTATAGATGTAGATTTTGAACGGTTGAGCGGGCCTTCAGCAGTAGCAATGCTAGAAGATAAGCTTGAGAGTGAAAATAATGATTTTCAACGCCAGGTGTTGGAAAGTGAATATCAAGAAGCTGTGAAGAGCGGCCGCATTAATATACCTGAAGATTACACAGTATAAAAATGAAAGGAGTTTGAATTGTCTGTACAAATGAACATAATAACAGGGACAAGAAATAAGCTATATGAATATCTTGAAAAGAGCGGTATGAGTCAGGTTGCAATAGGTAACGCAATAGGTAAATCTGCAACAACTATTAATAGGTATCTTCATGATGACTATAAAGATGGTCGAGTTGAGGATTTAGAGCGAGATATAGAAAGCTTTTTGGCTTTGCAGGAAGAAAAAAGCCGAAATGTAAAGCATGAAGTAAAGTTCACACAGATAGGAGCAGCAAAGCAGGTCTTTACAGTGCTGTCAGAATGTCATAGATATAGTAAATACGGCCTTATATTCGGCAAGGCCGGATATGGCAAAACAACGGCACTAAAGGCGTACACCAATCATCATGTTGGAGTCGTTTTAGTGCGTAGTGGCGTTAAGTTCACTGCAAAAGATATATTGAGCGATATATGTAATAGGTTAGGACTGGATGATACAGGCCATACAACAGGACTAGCCAGATCCGTTTTAAAAAAAATTAAAAACTCAGGTCGTCTGATTATTGTGGATGAAGCTGATTATATGACACTCGATGCACTTGACACCATTAGGTATTTATATGATGAGAGTGATAACACTATCGGCGTTGTGCTGGTAGGAATGCCCCGTCTGTTTGACAATGTTGTCGGTAAACACCGACAACTAGAACAGCTTTTTGGGCGGCTTGACAGGGTGGGTGAAATAAGCATAATGACCCAGGCCGATGCCGTAGAGCTATTAAAGAATAACATGCCCGAAGCCGAGGCCTTTGCCGGACAACTGCTGAGATACAGCGAGGGCCGTGTAAGGTCATTTATTAAAATTTTAAATGAAGCCAGGCGATTGTCCTATGTCCTAAAAAAAGAAGTTGATGAAAAAATCATCACTGAGGCGTGGAAAGGCTTGAAAGTACTTGGTAATTAATTATGACATTAGCAGATAATTATCAAAAGAAATGTATCAAGAGCTATCAGCGAGCCCTTGGACTTGATGATGACTGTTATCGGGATATGCTTGAAGAGCGTTATGGCAAGCGCAGTGCGACAGAGCTTACCAACGAGCAGGCAAGAGATTTCATAGAAGAGCTAAAAGAAAAAGCTAAATTCTGGGGTGTATATAAAAAGCCTAAAGCAAAGAATTTTAACCGATACAAATACAGAGAGCTTGATGGACGAGGGCCAGAATACCCCACAGGAAAACAACTAAGAATGCTGAACGCCAGCTGGATGACTCACCCAAATGTACGAGAAAGGACTGATAGTGCTTTTGAGTCATTCATCTGTCGTATAGCCAAAGTTGAAAAGCTGAAATGGCTGCTAAAAAAAGATGTTAACAAAGTGAAACTGGCAATTGACAATATTAGGAGTCGTCAAGATGGTTAAGTATGCTGAATTGACAGCAGCGCAGAAAGCCGAGCTGACAGGTGAATGTATTTACTGGATCAACCAATCTGAAACGCTGGCGCATCTGGAAACAGTAGGAAAGATGATAGCCGGTTTTGAGCCGGATGCGCGCAATAGAGAAGTTTTAAAGCGTGTTTACAGTAAGAAATTAAAGGAGATTAAAAGTGTATAACAATATGGCATTACAGCCCAGGTATAACGGCCTTGTGGTTGTGACAGAGAGCAAAAGTGTTATGATCAGCGGGATGACACAAAAGAGATTTGAGGAAATTATCGGTGGTCGAGGGGCCATTAAATTAACTTTAGAGATGATACAACAGATAGCACAGTTGCCATTGCGGGAGGTTTTTGACGAGGCTTGTCGTGAAGAATTCAAACAAATGCTTCGTGAAGTTGGTGTCAATGGTTACATTATGGTCGTTGCTGCAGATTTTTTCAACACATTGCGACAGCGGTATTATCAGACAGTGCTTAATAAGCTGAATAGCGGCATAGACTATAAGGCTGCCCGTGAGCAGACAGCACACGAAATGCAGGCAGAAGGCCAGCAGTTTATACAGGATCATATCGACGACACATTCATACGGCCCAAAAGCTGTCAGGAGGTGTTGTAATGGCGACAAAGAAAAAGAGCTGTAAATATCAATGCACTTGCAAAGAAGAAGCGAATGCCTATCTCTTGCAGATCGGGCGAAATAAGATTGAGGTTGGCAAGCTGGAAGCGGATATGAATGAGCGTATCAATAGCATCAAGCTTGAATATGACTGTAAGGCAATGGGACTTAAGTATGACACAGAACAGTTAGAGCTTGCTATAGAGCAATTTGCAGAAAGCAACAAGCAAGAATTCATCAACAAGCGCAGCATGGAGCTTAGTTTTGGTACCATAGCTTATCGTGTTGTAGAGCGTGTCAATGTCAGAAACATTAAAGCGTGTGTAAATGCTATCAAAAATTGTTTTCAGGCTGATGAAGATCGTCAGAAGCACTATATTATCACAGATGAAAAGCCTAACAAAGACAATCTGAAAGAGCTTGATGCCGTCACTCTGGCGAAGTTTGGCGTGACAGTGAAAAAAACAGACCAGATACGGATTGAACCGAACTGGGAAAAGATCAAAGTAGATTAAGAAGGGAGATAGCTAATGAAGAATGAAAGTTTTTATGAGCTTGAAGGTAAACTGGCAGCTCAAGGGCGTCAAATAGACGGTCAGCGAGCGCATATTAAAGAACTCGAAGAACGACTTGAGCAACTGGAAGCGCTGAGGGAGCGCGTATTACAAGCTTATGATAGTTATGAGGCTTAAATAGCCGACTGATTGCAGGGCCCGCAAATCAGCCGGCGTGGTCGCCATAGAACTACAAAAGGAGCTAAAGATGAAGAGCTTTGAGGAATATTTGCAAAATTTGACTCCAGAGGATTTTCCTTCAGAAGATATGCAGTTCATTGCAGAGAACCTTGGCGTTGAAGCGTCGTTGTTTTTGCTTAAAAACTTTGAGGGTAGCAATCTGGCAGTGCCCCAAAAGCTGATGAATAAGCTGAAGATGAAGTATATTCAGCATACATGGAACGGAACCTCTTTTCAATTACGGCGATTTTCTAGCGAGTTTGGACTTTCGGAAAAAACAATTCGAAAATATCTTGATTGTGAAGATGAGGCGGGAACATGCCAGCAGAAGATTTTAGATATGCTTGAGGAAGGCTCTTAATGAGAAAACTAAGAGGACAAATAGCAACCAGCTGGACGGAAACGGCGATAGAATGTTATGAGCAGGGCTGTATTTGCACTGGTTGTTATTATGAAACGTTTTTCAGCGGTAATCATCAATGTCAGATGAGGAAAGTTGTAGAGGAGCTCTTAGAGAAGTTTGGCCCGCCTGGCCAGGCAAAAAAAATATGTGGACAGTCCAAAATATTTAACCCTGAGAGAATCAAGACAGTTTTGCAAGGGACTGAGGGCTTGTCGCAGACAGAGATAAGCAGAAGAATGCGTGGGCGTAATGGTAATGGTCCAGCGTTTGGTGCATTTTTAAAAGAAATGGTAGAAAACGGAGAGCTGGAAAGGTATCGCATACCAAACCCGAGACATCCAAAAAAAATCTCAGTTACACTATATAAGCTAGCAAAGGAGAATAATATGAATATAACAGAAAAAGAAGAGCTGGTATTGAGCGCGATCAAAAAAGCTGGCGGCATAGCGAAAAAAGAAAAGATAATAGCTCTGTCAGGATTTACAATTCAGCAAGTACAGGGTATTACAAACCGTCTGGCCTATAAAAGATTAATAATAAAAAAGGGTGACGCATTCGCTATCAATAATTTACAAAGTTTTCCTGTTCGGGGAGTAGAAGAGCTAAAGGAGCTTTTAGGAGTAGTACCAGATGAGTTGAAGGCTGAAATGAAGAAGAACGAAGTGCCGCGAGAGAGTTATGTTGATAATGAAAAAGAGATTGCCAAGTCGCAAGCTGATAGCAAGCCTAATGAAAGTGAAAAACCAGCTGCAAAACAAAAAAGAGAGTTAATAGATCGGTATAAGCTAAAGATACGGGCATCGCAGAGATCAGATACAATCATAGAAGTAGAAAAGCTGGCGGCTGCCATCGAAGTTGCTGAGAGTTTAAGAGGTTATAAGGACGGTTATGACAAGGCCTCAGAGATACTTCGACTTTTAGCTGTGATTTAATTGTGTTTTATTGGAATTATTTCAGCTATTGTGTTCGGTATTACTGGCGGCGATATGGCTGGGTGAGTTTTATCCTTGCTCTGCTGGATGTTGGGATTGCTAAATGCTTTGAAGAAGGAAGCAATGATGCAGATACTGATAGATTTTGAAGATAATGATGATTTTAAGTGGAAATATCTTAATAGGCAAGTGGATTACAAATTGCAGGAGGCGTTACACAGGGCTTGTGAAAAGAAAGAAGTCAGAAGACTTAAAAACTGGGAATTTGAAATATTGGAAGTAAAATTTAAAAGCATTTTAAGACAACGTTTAAGACCTGTTAATAATGATTTAAATTAGCACTGCGGGCTTTTTTTTATGTGAAATCTGTCTGGTCGAAATATTGCGATGCTGTTTTGTGTATGGATTCGAAGTCAGCGTCTGA